AATTGATCAACAATGATTGCACCCACTTTGCCTCTTGGACAAGGTGATTGATTCGAGATCAACAAAGCGTGATCAATCCAATGTTTAGACCAGTTCACTATTGAATCCACAAATCTTTAAAAGTCTTTTCATGTCTTCATCTTTATTCAAGATCTCAACAATAGACCAAGCATATTGAGCAATTTCCTTTTGTGCGTGTGCATCAGTTCTTTGCTTTAAGAAGTGAATCAATGCTTGAAATGAACAAGTCCAATAACATTCTGATATTAAAGACACAGGTAAAATCATTCGAGCCTGTTCTTTGCATACACCTAATGTCAATAGATGGTTGTATGTATCAAACAAAGAATCAGTCACGTTCTGATATATAGTGGCACAATCAGATTGTGTTTCATCATCCAACGGTTGACCACTTCCTTGCTTTACAGAATCATGTGGTGCTGATCTCCACTCATTTGGATGATAAAAAGTTTGCTCAAACTTAACATATCTTCCACTGATTTCATTCCAAGCGCAACCAACTTGGTGTTTCATCCATTGCCTCAAAACAAAGATTGGTGCATTAATATGGAAAGTAAAAGAAATGTGTCTGAATGGTGATGTGTGTTGATTCATCCAAAGATACTTGATCAACTTCCAATCTTTATCAGACATGCTTTCAACTTGTTTACCAAATGAAATGCGTGCAGCATTTACAATGTCAACGGGTCCACCTGATTGCTTTACTAATTCAACATTCATTTTTGTGCTAAGCTAATAGATGATTGATGTTCTTGCAAGACTTCCACTTTGGCAAGTCTTTCACGTGTTCTGTTCACTTCTGTCCAAATTTCAATGCGGCCATCTTTACAAGTCTTTGTTTGTTCTTCAAGATTCTTTTGCAATAAAATCAATGCTTCTTGCAGTCTTTCAATCTGTTCCATTGTTTTGCCAAGGGTTCGAGCTGTATAAAAGATCAAAGATCCAACTGTTCCAAGCAATCCAACAATGTGCCAAATTGAATCAAAGTTGATGTTCATTTTTTAAACTCCAATGTGTGAACGTATTATTGAATCCATAATACTTGAGTTTTGCTTGACTTCAATTTATATTAAAGTAGTATACATGTATATATATATTCAAAGGATAAGGTATGTATATGAAACCAATTATGTTGAATGTTCCATTGGTCATGTCTGATGCACTTGATGAAATTGCAAAACGTGAGAATAAACCACGTTCTTATGTCATGCGTGAAATGCTAGACCAAGGAATCAAAGAAAGACAAAAGAAAGACAAGGCACATGAGTCTAAATAAAATCCATATTATTGGCAATGTTGGAAAAGATCCTGAAAGCAAACCCACATCTATGGGGTCAACCTTGGTGGCATTCTCTGTTGCTGTTTCGAGTAAGAGAAAAGGAGAAGATCACACACAATGGTTCAGATGCAAAGCATTCAACAATGTTGGCATGTATATCATGGACCGGGTTCAAAAAGGATCAAAGGTATATATTGAGGGTGCTATGCAATCAAACAAGCATGATGATAAAGAATATTGGGATTTAATCATACATAAGATCATTGTTCTTGATGGAAAGAAGGAAAGCAATGGCAACTATTAATGACTTAGACCTAAACCGAATCCAAGAACTTGAATTGCAAATCAAAGAGATTGACTTAGCACTTGAAGTATCAAAGGAATTAATCAGAAGCAATCCAGTGGCCTTGGAGCAAATCAAACAAGTGGCAAGGCGTCAAGTGTGGGAACTTCAAGCCAAGATTGATGAAATCATTGAATCAGACCCAAGGAATGAAGAAGATGAAAGAGGATGATTTAAAAGGATTAGCAGCACGTGAAGCTGTACTTATTAATAAAGATAAGAGCAACACATCACGCGCATGTAAGTACAATCAAATCAGAGTGCATAACATTTGCACACACATTTCTAATGGCAATACATTCAGGGCATCTGCACTTGCAGAGGGCATCAGTGAAGCAACTTTTCACAGGTGGCGCAAAGAGCATGATGAGTTTGACCAATTGGTAGATGAAGCCATTGGAATCAGTGAAGCCAAACTTGTCAACAAGCTTGCACAATCAGAAGATTGGAGGGCAGCTGCTTGGATACTCGAAAGAAGATTTCCACAATCATGGACCAAGAAAGACCACATTGATATGCACGTTTCAAGGTCAGAGGGTCTGGATGAAATCAAGGCAATGATTCAACAAACTGATCATCTTTTAAACGTGGAACGTGATGATGATAAACAAGACAACTCATAAATTTTATTCATGTAAAGGAGAACACATGAACCATCAAACTGAACAAACAAGTTTGAATCTATATGACAAAGTATACAAAGACAATCAAGGCGTGGTTGCATATCCATGGCGTGTTTCAGCTGGACACAAGTTTGAAGCCATGGGTGCAATGGCGTTCTTCCAATCTCAAATGAACAATCATCATCTTGTTCGAGAATACTATAAATCATCATTACATCATCAAGACATTAAGGTGAGAATGATTCATGGTGATCATGCTTTGTATGACCTCAAGTATAAGACTAACTATGATGCATCCAAGAACCGCATCCACATTGCAGGTGGACAAGCAGAAACCAAGATGTTGGTTGAATTTAAACTCATCACTTATGAATCAATGATGAAGTATGGATTTGAGGGTGCCATTCAACGTGTCTTTAAATACAAGGATCAAGAGGAAAAGCGTGGTTACAAATTTTTGCAACGTGCTGCCAACAGTTATATGGACAGATTGAACATGGTTGTTTTAGGTATGACAAACACCCGTTCATCACAAATCATTCCAAATTCAAGTGCAGACGTTTTTGAGCAAATCATTTGCATAGGATACATGCCCGCATCAGGGTCACATAAAAACAAAGTCATTACCCGTAAAGTAGTAAACATCTTTCATTCATTCAATGATTTTGCGTGTTGTGTTCATAATGCAATCTCACCACATCAACTGTTTGAGATGATGGAAGAAAACACACATGTTGATCACACCATTGATTTCATTAATCAGTTTGGTCTTCCATGAACTTACAATTAAATGAACTACAACAAAATATTGTTGCTCGAATCAGAAGAAAAGACAAAGTGATAAGCGCACGGTGTGGTTGGGGTTCAGGCAAGACTAGTGGTTTGGTGTTTGCTTTGTGGTTCATTAGTCGAGTCAGACCCGGCACATCATCATTGTTGATCACAGACACATCACCACGGTATAGGTCTGTTCTTGGTCCAGAACTTCAAAAGTGGCTTGGTCCAATTGGTTGGACTTTCAACGCTCTTGAATCAAAGTGGTCTGATCCAATCACAGGTTCATCCATATGGTGCCGTTCATACTTTAGACCCGGCACACGTGAAGCAACCCACAATCCTTTGGAGGGTTTGAATATCACATCAGGTGTTGCATTGATTGATGAATGTCAAACATTCAAGGATGATGAGGTTGCACAAAAAGCACTTGGACGTTTGAGGAGTGGACCAACACCAATCTTGATCTTGGTGGGTTTGCCTGTTGCTGATGCTTGGTGGTGTTCCCTTGCAGAAAAAGCAGGATATGAACCTTTGCTTTTCACATCATATGTCAATCAATCAAACCTGTCTGATGAATGGTTCGAGGCTACCAAGTTGCTACCTGAAGAAGAACGTCTTGCTATGGTGATGAATGAACCACGTCCACCAAGTGGATTGATTTATTCTGAATGGACTGCCAAGCATGTCATTGATGACTTTCAATACAATCCTCAAATGACAGGACGTATTTCAGTGGATTGGGGATTTAGGAAACCAAGTGTTTTGATTATGGTCTATGATGAACAACGCAATGCCACTGTGATTGTCCATGAAATCAACCCACAAGAATGCACCATTGATGAACTTGCAAGGATGATCTTGTTGATAGCTTGGCCACGTTCACTGATGTCAAGCGCACCCGGTCCAAGGATTTGGTTAGATTCAGGTGTTGCAGACAAGGCAGGTGCTGCACGCAATGACCAAACCGGGCGTTCTGCATTCAGGGCAATGAAGAAGTTACCGCATGAAGGTGGCATTGGTGTTCCTTTGAAGTTCACCACAGACCCTGTGATGACCAACGTGTTGAACGGCATTCAAAAAGTCAAGCGTGCATTTGCACAAAAGAAATATCTTTGCACACGTGAAGTTTGGAACCGTGGTGAAAAGGCAATTGGCAATTCATTCAGGAAAGCGATCTTGTCATATGGATGGACACCAACCAAGGACGAACCAAAGAAAGACGGGCGTGAAGATCCACTTGACGCATTGAGATATGATTGCATCTTTCATTATTGGTCTGAGATGACTTTACCAACAATCACACCACGCAAGGCCATGGGACGTGGCAATGCTCGAATCAGAAGAGAAAAGAAATTTAGAGGTTTTTAAAATGCGCTTAATATGTGGTGATTCTATGCAGGAATTAAGAAACCTTGATTCATGTTCAATTGATGCCGTGGTCTGTGATCCACCTTATGGACTTGGATCAACCACACCCGCACAAGTCAGTTCTTGTTTGCAAGCATGGTCAAGAGGTGAAACATGGAAACCAAAAGGCAGTGGCTTTATGGGTAAAGCTTGGGATTCTTGGGTGCCTCCACCTGAACTGTGGAAAAAAGTAATTCGAGTATTGAAACCCGGTGGTCATCTGATTGCTTTTGCAGGATCAAGAACTCAAGATCTTATGTCAATCTCATTAAGGCTTGCAGGGTTTGAAGTACGTGACACCATTCAATGGTTGTATGGTTCAGGATTTCCAAAGTCTTTGAACATTGGCAAGGCCATTGACAAGATCCAATCACAAGAAGCCAAACAATATGAAGGATATGGAACAGCATTAAAACCAGCTTTTGAACCTGCAATCCTATGCAGGAAACCATTGGATGGAACCGTTGCACACAATGTTTTAAAACATGGTGTTGGTGGATTGAATATTGATGGATGCAGGATTGATAACCAAGATGATAAAAGTGACAAAAGAGGTACAAGCAGAAAAATGCACACAGTAGGTATATGGTCAAATAAAAAAACCAAAATAGAAAAAGCAGGAAATGGTTTCAATGGTAGATGGCCATCCAACGTGATCATCAGTGAAGAGGTTGCAGAAGATTTGAAAAAGTATGGAAAAAAAACAAATGGTGCATTGAAAAGATTTGCAGGAGACTTCAATAGTCATGGTGTTGTTAATATGACAAGTGGTGTGAAATCTAGAATACATTCACGTGCATATGAATCAACCAACGGTTTTGTTTCAAGATATTTCTATTGTGCCAAGGCATCAAGACAGGAAAGGGAACAAGGACTTGATGGACATGGATCAAGGGTTAACATCCATCCAACTGTAAAGCCAATTGACTTGATGCGTTATCTTTGCAGGTTGATCACACCTCGAAACGGCATCATCCTTGATCCATTTCTTGGAAGTGGTTCAACAGGAATTGCAGCAGGTCTTGAGGGGTTTGACTTTGTTGGCATTGAACGTGAAGAAGAATACTTTGAAATTGCCAAGGCACGCATTGAACATTGGACAAACACACCATTGACATATGATCAACCACAACCAAAAGAAGTGCAGGTTGGTCAGCAACTGTCATTGTTTTAAATGAAGTAGACCTCACCACACAAAGGTGAATCAGATATCTACTCTCTTAAACCAATGATAAAATGTTTTAAGTGAAAAGGCGTGTGATGAGGTCTTGACACATGCTACATGAATTTTAATTCATTGACAATGTGAACTATATTGCACACAATAGAAAAAAACCATGAATCAAAAGTGCGCACCATGATTGATGATAAAAGAGATGAACCACATATGAAGGCCATGTTGCCACGTTTCAGAACACGTGGCATCAGTGGCACCCAATTGTCCGGTGGCAAGATCATTGGAAAAGAACAGAATCCAAAGCTAACCGGCCTTAATTGGGTACGTGAAGCAGAGGAAATGTTACAGACTGATCCTGTGGTCAGACGCTCTTGGCATATGTTAAGACAAACTCTTTTAAGTGCAACATGGCGTTTTCAACCGGGTGTTGAGGGTGACGCAGTCAGTGAAGAACTTGCACGGTATGCAAATGAGGCATACGGGTTTGATGGATATGCAGGACAAATGAGTTCATCCTTTGAGGATCAACTTTCATACCTTTGGGAATTTGTGCCAACAGGGTACAGGTATGCAGAGGAAATTTATAAAGTTGGTCCAGACTCATCAGGTAAAATCAGAGTGTGGCTTGACTATTATGCAGACAGGGAACCAAGCGCACACAACAAGTGGTTGTCTCAAGATGGCCAACACTTAGATGGAGTCATGCAGAATGTAGTTGGCTACACATACACACCTGAACCAATCCCGGCAAACAAACTCCTTTTATTGACACTCAATAGAACAGGCTCGAACTTTGAAGGCATTGGCATGCTACGTCCTGTTTGGTGGTGGTGGAGAACAAAGCAACGTGTATCCAACTTAATGTGCGTTGGTCTTGAACGGTGGGCAATTCCTACACCCAAGGTTTCAGTTGACCGTGGACAGGCAGAAATGCAAGGTCTGAATGATGCTGATGTAAGTGCCATGATTGATGATGCGGCTGCACAAGCAGAGGCACTTCTTTCAACAGAATTGTCATACTTAGTGGAATCACCTGTGGTCAAGTTTGATACATATTCAACAACACCATATCTTTATTCACAAGGTCCATTGGACATCATCAAAGAATGTGATAATCAAATTAGTCAAGCGTTCTTAGCACAATTTGCAAACCTTGGTATTTCAGACACGGGTTCAAGGTCAGTTGGTGAGGTTCACTTGTCTGTGTTTAGACGTGCAGCAATCAATCTTTGTGATATTGTTGCAAGTCAAATCAGTGGTGCAGATAGGCGTGGGGGTGGAACAATAGGACGTTTAATCCGTTGGAACTATGGTTACGTTGATCCATCCAAGTTGCCAAGGTTGACACACACAGGTCTTGATACTGATGACTTGGCAGAATCACTTGGAATGTTGCCCGGTCTTGTTCAGTCAGGATTGTTGACACCTGATGATGAACTTGAAAGAGCAATCAGAGAGCGTCTTGGTGCGGGTGAATTGCCTGAGATTGCAGAAAGATCACCATTAGACCGCACGGCAAAACAAGGCGGTGGTGTTGCTGCATTGGCAGAAACTTTGATTAGAAGGAAAAAGGCCAATGGTTAAGAAGATCAGAGTGAAGAAGAAACGCACACAAGCACAAACACCAGCACCCAAGAAAGACCAAATCACAGGTTCAAAGAAGAATCCAAAAGGGTCTGCAAGTGGTGCAAGAGGTGGCATTGAAATCTCTGACAAGGCAGTCAAGACACTTGAGAAATACAGAGATGAACACAATGAAAAGTACACTGCAAAATCAAAACAGGTTGATCTTGGTAAATTGAAAGCAGTGTTTAGACGTGGTGCGGGTGCCTTCTCTGCAAGCCACAGACCACAGGTCACCTCAAGAACTCAATGGGCGTTGGCACGTGTCAAAGCTTTTTTGAAATTGGTTGGAACGGGTGAACGCAAAAAGTCATACACCACAGACTTGGACTTACTACCTAAGGGACATCCACAACGCACTGAATCAGAAACTAAAGGTGAATTGCTTTCAATTCCTGATAAGTATTCACACATTGATTTTGTTCCACCCAAGGGAGTGCAAGACGCTGCCAAACGTGGTCTTGAGGTTCGAGCAACTAAACCACCAAGTCAAAGAGGTGGCACTGAAGTTGGACTTGCACGTGCAAGGGATTTGGCCAACGGTAAACAATTGAGTCCTGACACCGTTAAAAGAATGTTGAACTATTTCACACGCCATGAAGTTGACAAGCAAGGATCCACTTGGTCTGATCAAGGTAAGGGTTGGCAAGCTTGGCATTTGTGGGGTGGTGACGCCGGTTTTGCATTTGCAAGAAAGACAGTAAAGCAAATGAAAGCAGCTGATTCAAAAGCACAATCATTGACTGCATATGCAGAGGCATTACAGTTGAATGAAATTAGAACATATGAGGTTCCTGATGGCTTGACCATTGGCAGACCTTTCAAAACTCTTTCACTTGGTCAAGTCTCCTCACGTATGAATGGCAAACCACTTGGTGAAGCCATTGACCATGAACTGTTGAATGAAATGGTACGTGTGTTTAATGTGCGTAAAGAGTCTGATCCTGTGATCATTGACTGGCAACATGCCACAAGTCCTTTTCAAGATGGTGTTCAAGGACCTGATGCGGGCAATGCATTGGGTGTCATTGTTGACCTCGAACTTAAAGAGGATGGTTTGTATGCGGTTCCTGCTTACAATGAAAGAGGTCTTAAAGTAGTTAATGAAGCCGGTGGAATACTTTGGTCAAGTCCAGAATATTTACACGGCGAAATCTTCACCCGTGACGGCGGTGACAAAGTTGGTGATGCTCAATTGTTGGCAATCACTCTGACACCACGGCCGGCACAACAATCTGACAAAATAGACAGAGTCACACTTAAGGAGAATTTGAGCATGTATTCAAAAGACCAATTGAATGCCATGGATCATGATGATCTAGTTGATTTTGCGAATCGAGAACAAGATCTGAACCGTCAAAAAGATGAGATGATTAAACAACTTGAAAAGCAAGTCAAATCCATGAATGAAGACAATGAAGCCAAGATTGCAAAAGACAATGAAGAACTTGGTGAAAAGTCTGACAAAAAAGAAATGAAGAATGAACATTATGATGATGATAAAAAGAAAATGAATGAACATTATGATGATGATAAAAAGAAAATGAATGAACATTATAATAAAAAAGAGCATGATGAAGAAGAAAAGGACAAGAAGATGAATGAACATAAAAAAATGTCTGAATCACTCGCAAGTCCTGCATTGCTTTCAGAGATTCAAATGCTACGTGAGCAAGTTCAACAATTGCGTCAAGAGAAGATTGAAGTGGAGAAAACCACGGCAGTGAATCAACTCTTGAGTGAAGGCAAGATCTCACCAAATGAAGAGACTGTTGCCCGTGAAGCATATGACATGAAACTTGAAGGGCGTGACTCTTTTTGGAACATGTTCAGTGAACGTCCAAGCAATAGCGTTGTGCCAATGACTACCATTGGACATGGTGCAAGTGGTCAAGAGATCACCAAAGAAACAATCAATCTTAAGATTAAAAAATTAAGTGAAGATAAAGGAATCAGTTACAGTCAAGCACTGTCTGAATTCCGCACTTCAAATTCTTCTGAATATAATCAAGCATACGGAGTTTAAATCATGCAAACTCAAAATATTGTTCAAAGCTTTGTGGCAGCTGAAGCCATCACTGAATTTGCTCTAGTGTCTATTGACGCAGCAGGCAAAATTACCATCACTGATGCCGGCACTGAAATTGGTTGTGTTGGTGTTGCACAACGTGCGTGCAGTGCGGGTGAAACTGTTGAGGTTGTTGTCTTTGGTACTACACGTGTGATTGCAAGTGGTGCCTTGATTTTTGCAACTACACCACTTTTAACAGGTGCTGCCAATGGACAAGTTGCAGCCGTGTCAGGTTCTTCAAATGAATATCCTGTTGCTCGCATTCTTCCTAATATCAATCAAGTTTCCACAGCTGGTGCGGGTGAACAACTTCTTGTTCTGTTTACCGGTCCATCTGTAGTCAAAGCATAAGGAGTTTAAACAATGGCTTCATCTTATAGCAATATACATCCTGTTGATCAGATTCTAACCTCACTTGCAATTGAAGCAATTCCTAGTGATTCACAATTGATTGCTGATCAAATCTTTGAAAAAGTCAATATCCCTGAAAGAAGTGGAACACTCTTAATTGAGAACACACGCAACTTCATGGGATCACCTGATCTTGATTTAGAGCGTGCGCCGGGTGCATCACGCACAATGATTGGATCCTTTGACCGCACAAACTTGACATACAAGGCCAAGATCTACAGTGCATCTGATTCAATCGCCATGGAAGACATTGAGGATTCTCAATACCCCGGTTCAGAAGAAGCACGCATTGTTCGCAAAGTTGCACGCACAATGAAACTTGCAAAAGAAAAACGTGCAGCAGATCTCCTTTTCACTGCCGGAAACTTTGCAGCGGCTAGCAAGTCAAACGCTAATGCAATCCCCGGTGGTAAAGGCGTGAAGTTCAATGCAGCGGGTGCAGAACCTTTGAGTGATCTTCACATTGTGAAAGATATTGTTTTTGCAAACTCACACGGCATCAACCCTGACACTTTAGTTCTTGGACGTGAAGTATTCCGTGAACTTGCACGCAATCCTGAAATGCGTGGCTACGTTGGTGATGCAACGGCCGGCATTGCAAGTGGTAATCTTCTTCTTAATGACGAAGCAATCATTCAAGTATTGCGTAACGTTCTTGGTATTCCCAATGTTTATGTTGGTGCTGCTAGACGTGAAACTGCCGTGCCCGGTGCCACTTCATCA